CCGCAATCTTGATGACGCTGAATTGGTTGCGCACAGATCTTATGTGACGCTGTCTGACATGGTCCTTATGGGCTATGACCTAGACGATGTTGAGCAGTACGCGACAGTCAACGAGACAGACTTTGAGTTATTTAACGTCGAGGCGCGTGAGCGTTTTCAGCAAAGCTCATTTGAAGACAACAACCTAATTCAGCGAGTGCTGTATGTAGAAGCCTATGCCCGGATAGACATGGACGGCGATGGCGTGGCTGAGCTTAGAAAGATTTGTTGCGCTGGCCCTACTTACGAAGTGCTGCGCAACGACCCCGTAGACATGATCCCGTTTGCCTTTTTCTGCCCAGACCCGGAGCCGCACAGCTTCTTTGGTCTGAGTATCGCAGACCTAACAATGGACATTCAGCGCATCAAGACCGCAGTGTTGCGGGCATCCTTAGACAGCTTAGCCATGAGCACTCACCCCAGGGTGGGTGTGGTTGAAGGCCAAGCCTCGCTAGAAGACGTGATGAACAATGAGGCCGGGGGCGTGATCAGGATGCGTCAACCTGGCGCTGTTGTGCCTTTCACGTTGCCATTCGTAGGTAAAGAAGCATTCCCAATGCTTGGCTACATGGACGAGATCCGTGAGAACAGAACCGGCATATCAAAAGCAGCTGACGGCCTAGACCCCAGCGCGCTGCAAAGCTCAACGCTTATGGCAGTGCAGCAAACAATAGGCGCAGCCCAGCAGCGCACAGAGATGATTGCGCGCCTGTTCGCTGAAGGTGGCATGACCCGGCTATATAAAGGGCTACTACAGCTGATCATTAAGCACGTCGATAAGCCGCGCATGATCCGCTTGCGCAATGGCTTTGTGCCCATCAGTCCAGATAGATGGAACGCCAACATGGACGTTGTGGCCAATGTCGCCCTGGGCAAAGGCGGTGACATGGAGCGCATGGGTATGCTGCAGCAGGTAGCGGCCAAGCAAGAACAAATCATGCAAACGATGGGCGCAGAAAATAACCCGCTGGTCGATATAAACAACTACTACGCCACTATGGTGCAAATGTTAGAGATAGCTGGCTTCAAAGACCCCCAGCGCTTTTTCAAAGACCCAGCGCAGCAGCCGCCCGCACCACCAGAGCCACCTAAGCCTGATATTCAAGAGCAACTGATCCAAGTGCAGATGGCTGAAATACAGGCAAATATTCAAAAGAAGCAAGCTGAGCTTGAGCTAGAGCGCGAAAAAATGATCCGTGAGGATGACCGCCGCCGAGATGAGAGCGAAGCCAACCTTGCACTCAAGGCTGCAGAGATAGCTGCCCGGTACGGTGCCCAGGTCAACACGGCGGAGATCAAAGCCAATTCAGAGAGAGACCGCGAGCTTGTAAGGCAGCTGGCCCAACAACAGCAGGCACCTAATGCCCCTACGGCCTGAGCAACAGTCGAACATACAGAGATTCGCTGAAGACGAAGACTTCGGCGTGCTCATAGAAATGCTACGCCTCGATTATTTTGAGGAATGGTGCAAGGAACGTGACCCCGCCAAGCGGGAGCGCTTACATCACAAACAAGAAGCACTTGAAGACCTGGTTGTACAAATACGCGCAGTCGCGGATCAAGTCGCTTTCAATAAGCGGAATTTACCATGAGTGATAAAATAGAAAGCACCGAACCCCAACATATGGGGTCTGGCAATTTGGGCGATGCCCAAGCAGCGATTTTGAGTTTGATGGAGCCAGAAGGCCAAACCGAAGATTCAAAGGAGGTTGTTGAAAATGAGTCCTTAGATGAGGGCGAGGCTTTAGAAGAATCTGAGTATGAGGAGTCCGATGAGGATCTCGATTCAGATGACGATGATGCCGAACTGTTGGATGACGATGAAGACTATGACTCAGACGAAGATGAGGACAGTCAGCCTGAGAACTTCACGGTCAAAGTTGCCGGTGAAGAAATCTCTGTTGACCTGGACGAACTTAAAAATGGGTATTCACGCACAGCAGACTACACCAAGAAGAGCCAAGCACTGGCAGAAGAGCGTAAGCAATTCAGCCAGGATCGAGACGCGGTTCTACTTGAGCGGCAGCAATACAGCCAACTTTTAGGCGCATTGCAACAGCAGCTGACAGCATTTGACGAGCCTGCGCCAGATTGGGACCGACTATATGACGAGGACCCTATCGAAGGTGCAAGGCAAGAACGACAGTACAGATTAAGAACGGAGCAGCGCCAGCAAAAGATGCAGGCCATTGCCATCGAGCAGCAGCGTGTGAATGACGCTAACGCCCAAGAGCAACAGCAGCAAATGCGTGGACTGATCCAGAGTGAGGCGGCGCAACTTCCAGAACTCATACCGGAGTGGCGTGACGAGAAGATTGCCAATAAGCAGCGAGAGCAGCTTAGAGAATACCTCATTGCCCAAGGCGTAGCTGAAGAAGAGCTAGGCGCACTGGTCAGGGCTAACCACATAAAAGTCCTGCGAAAAGCAATGCTTTATGACCAAGGTCAGAAGCGCGTTCGCAAAGCTCAGAAAGCTGGGCAGGGTGGTAAAACTGTACGATCTGGATCACGTCAACAGCAGGTAAAGCCTAGTCAGCGCAAAACTAAAGCCGCATTTCAACGTCTCAAACAAACTGGCAGCACAGAAAACGCTGCTTCATTGATTGAATCTATGCTTTAGGAATTACCATGACTATTATCGCAAACACTTTCCTCAAATATAACGCTATTGGCGTTCGTGAGGATCTATCTAACATTATCACTATGATCTCTCCTGAGACTCGACCTTTTATGTCTAACATGACAAAGAAGCGATCTGTCTCTAACACTTTCTTTGAGTGGCAGACAGATGATCTCGGCGCAGCTTCAGCTAACCATCATCTTGAGGGTGACGATTTAGCTTCGTTTACCGCAGTTACACCAACATCTCGCTTAGGCAACTATTCCCAAATCTCTCGCAAGGACTTTATTGTGTCCGACACAATGTCTGCGTTAGATCTTGCCGGTAGGCGGGCAGAGGTCGCGTACCAGATCAGTATGGCCGGGAAGCGTCTTGCTAACGATATGGAACATAACCTTTGCGGTTTGAACCACGCAGCAAACGGCGGTAATGCAACCACAGCCAGGAAGACTGCACCATTGGCTGCATTCATTCGCACCAACCGCTCTAACGGTACTAACGGCGCAGCGCCTACAGTATCTGGCGGCGTGGTAAACGCTGGCGCTACTGATGGCACTCAAAGAGCAATGACAGAACCAATGTTAAAATCAGTGCTGCAGGGCGTGTTTACAAACGGCGGATCGCCACGATTCGTGTTAGTAGGTCCACACGTTAAGACTGTGATCTCTGGCTTTGCTGGTATTGCCGCTCAGCGTTATCAAGCGCCTAGTGACTCTCCAACAACTATCATCGGTGCCGCCGATGTATATTTGTCAGATTTTGGATCAGTGGCAATTGTCCCCTCAACAAAATCGCGCGCAAGAGATGCATATGTGATTGACCCCGATCTGGTTGAGGTGGCTACGCTAAGACCTATCCAAGCGAACGAGCTTGCTAAGACGGGCGATGCAACCAAATTCCTTACGTTGGCCGAATATGGTTTGGTCGTTACTCAGGAAGCTGGTCTTGGTGTTGTAGCTGACCTATCCACTAGCTAATAGGAAACGTATGGAAATAAAACGCAACCTGTCTAACGATGCCGCCAGCGGCATCAAGACCGACTTCATTTACGAGGCTGGCGAGACGCTGAAAGATGACAAGATCACTATTGCGTCTTCGCAAGATGTGACGGCCATCCTTGAAGCGAACAAGCGCGCCCGTAATGAAATTGACCGCCACCAGAAGCATGGCGAGTGGTCAAAGGTTGCGTCCATACCTATGTCAATTTATTACGATCTGAAAGCAAAAGGCATTGCCGACGATCCTAAGCGATTGGCTAAGTGGTTGAACGACTCAGAGAACCGCGCGTTTCGCACCAGAGACGCGCGTATCTGATGGCGATTTCTACTTACAGCGAGCTTCAAGCAAGCATAGCTGATTGGCTGAATCGCACTGATCTGGCCGCTGCCACAAAGGACTTTATTGCCCTGGCAGAGGCTCAGTTTCAGCGCTCTGTGCGACACCGCTATATGGTCACAAGATCACAAGCAACCATCGACTCAGAGTATTCTAGTACGCCTGCAGATTGGCTGCAGACTGTGAGCTTAATTTTAGAGACTAACCCCGTCACGCAGATGGAGTTTCTCACCAACGAAGCCCTTAACGGGCTGAAGTCTGGATCGAGCGCAACTGGTACGCCTAACCGCTATACCCACGTTGGCACTGAGATCCAAGTATTTCCAGCGCCTGATAACACAGCTACCGGCTACACCGGGGAGTTGGTTTATTACGCGCGCATCCCAGCGCTGAGCGACAGCAACACAAGCAACTGGCTGCTCGACTATAGCCCGGACATTTATCTTTATGGCGCGCTGATGCAAAGCGCCCCTTATCTGCAAAACGATGAGCGAATCACCATCTGGTCTAGCCTTTACTTAAAGGCCATTGATGACCTAGAGATTTCAAACCAACGAACAGCTGGCCAGACCAGCGTGAAAATGAGAGCGGCACCGCTCCAATAGGAAATTATTATGGCTGGCTTTTCTGACTATCTCGAAAATAAATTATTGGCTCACTCCTTCAGCAACACAGCTTACACCAGCCCTTCAGCTGTTTACTTGGGCCTATTCACTACAGCGCCAACAGACGCTGGCGGTGGCACAGAATTAAGTGGCGGTGGGTACACGCGCAAGGTTGCCAGCTTCACAACGACAGGCGCAGCGGCGACTAACGCATCCGCAGTTGAATTCCCAACAGCGAGTTCGGATTGGGGAACCATTGTTGCAGTTGGTATTTTTGACGCTGCCTCATCAGGCAATTTTCTTGGTTGGTCTAACCTCACATCAAGCAGAACAATAGAAACAGGCGATGTTTTCCGCTTTCCAGCGGGTGACGTGGACATAACACTAGACTAATGAGTCAAGGTTGGAATTATGGCAGTTTCGGCGCTGGAAGGTATGGCCAATGGAGCTACATTGATGGCAGCGCGACTGTCACGGCTTCATCGGCTGTGGCGGCGACTGCTCAGGTGGTTACAACAGCTGCGGCAGCTATCAGTGCTTCTTCTGTGGTTACTGCCAGTGGCAGTCGCACTCGCACAGCAAGCGCGGCACTGGCTTGCTCATCAACGATCACGGCTGCAGGGCAGCGTTTCAGAAATGTTCAAGCGCTCATTACAGCTTCTTCAACAATCAGCGCAACGGCTGTCACAGTCACCACTGGCAGCGCGTCAATTGTGGCGACAAGCTCTGCAAGCGCTACAGCCACTACATTACTCACTGGTGCTGCGGCTATTGTCGCGGCCTCTAGCGTTGCGGCAGGCGGCGGGCAAATTAGGTTCGGCGCTGCAGCGCTCAGCGCTCAGGGCGTGGTCACTGCTAACGGCGAAATCAAGTGGCAAAGCGAGGCGGGAGCCAGTACTAGCTGGACAGAGCAAACAGACATAAGCACAACTTACACCCAGCAGCCTAGCGCCAGCACAAATTGGCAAAAAGTTGCGTAATAGAGATTAATCATGGCTGATACATTTTCCAACGATTTACGCCTTCGCCTACAAGAGAGCGGCTCCAACGCTGGCACCTGGGGTGACTTACTTAACGGAACTATTACAAATATTGCCTCGGCCTTGGGCCAGGGCAGTGAGGCCATCCCCAACGCATCGACCCACACAATCACCTTGGCAGATGGCACCGCTGATGAGGCGCGTTCGCTTTACTTGAAGTGCACAGGCGGCGGTCAGGCTTGCACGGTCACGCTTGGGCCTAACACGATCTCCAAGGTTTGGATAATTGACAACGCCACATCCTACACGCTGACCTTCAGCCAAGGCTCTGGCGCGAACGTGTCGATTGCGGCTGGCGCGGTGAAAGTTATTGCCACTGATGGCGCCGGATCAGGCGCGGCTGTTGTTGATACGTTAGATGGGTTGGAGGGGTCGCTGAGCACTCTATCAGTTAGTGGCGAAATCACAGCCAACGGCGGCATTGCATTAGGCGACAACGACAAGGCTAAGTTTGGTGCTAGTGATGACCTACAGATTTATCATGATGGCAACCATAGCTACATTGAAGATGCTGGCACTGGCTCAATAAAAATAAAAGTTGGTGATTTTCGCGTAGAAAACGCAAGCGGCAATAACCTAATTAAAGGCGTTGGGGATGTTGCGACTTTGCTTCACGCTGGTTCAGAAAAACTAGCCACCACCTCCACAGGCATAGAAGTTACTGGCGCAGCCACGATGGATGGGCTTACTGTAAGCCGCAGTGGTAACGGGCAGATAGCACTTTTACAAACAAGTGCGAGCAGAGGTTTTTCATTTGAAAGTCCATCAGACACTGCTTTGCAAATTGCATCCATCCAAGGTTCAACCAATTTAGATTTGTGGGCTAACACATTAAGTTTTAGTGCTGGCGGTTCTGAAGCCTTTCGCATCACAGCCGCCCGTGATATGTACTTCGGACAAACTTCAGGATCAGCCACTAGTGTCGGGCATATCATGCAAGCCAACGGTGCGCTATATAACACGGCAAATGGCACAACTGTTCAGTATCTGCGAAGGTTAAGCAGTGACGGGGATATCATTCAGTTCAACCGAGACGGCACAACCGTAGGTGCTATTGGCACAGTCAACAGCAGTCTATATATCGCGTCACCCTATGGGAATGATTCTGGCTTACGTTTTTCAGACCGCATAATTCACCCTTGCACCACAGCTGGCTCACCCAGAGATGACGCAATAGATCTCGGTTACTCTGCTGGTCGTTTTGACACAATATTTGCTAAAACCGGGTCTATAAACACGTCAGACCGCAACGAAAAGCAAGACATTGATGAGCTGTCTGACGCTGAAAAGCTTGTAGCGGTAGCGGCTAAGGGCTTGCTCAGAAAGTACCGTTGGAAGTCTGCCGTAGCAGAAAAAGGTGACGATGCCCGTATACATTTTGGAATCATTGCACAAGACCTGCAAGATGCTTTTACGGCTCAAGGCTTAGACGCAGCGCATTATGGTATGTGGTGCAGCGACACATGGACTAACGATGACGGCAGTAAGCAGACACGCTTAGGTGTGCGCTACAGCGAACTTCTCGCCTTCATCATTTCAGCTATTTAAGGAGAACACATAATGACCGCAACAAACACATGGACAATTTCACAATGCGACAGAGAACTAAGTGACGGGGGCATTACCACAGCGCACTGGCGTGTTAACGCAGAACAAACTGTAGGCACTGGCGATGACGCTGCGACCTATACAGCAA